AGCGGGTATCAAGCAGGAGATATAATTACTATAGTAGAGGAAGGAAGAGGGGGAGGAGCTGTAGATGCTACTTTTCAACTTAAAAAAGTAGATAGAGGAATACCAACCGCGGCTGAATCAGTTCAATTCAAAGTGGTAGCTGGTCAATTTTTACCTTTGGCTGTAGACTATATAACAAACGTAACAGCACCATTCGTGGAAGCTGATCTTGTGATATGTAAATAATCAATATATAAGTAACTATATAAATATAAACAATTAAATAAAATTAAATGAAAAAAGCAGAAGAATCAGTAAAAGCAATGATCACTGAAGAACAGTTAAAAACATTGCAAGAGCAACAAGGTAAATTAAATGAAATGCTTAGAACAATAGGTGTTCTTGAGGTACAAAAAAGTAATGTATCAAAAGAAATCGAAGCTTTAAGCAAAGAAATTGACGTTACTAAAAAAGAACTTGAAGATGAATATGGCCAAGTAAATATTAATTTACAAGACGGTTCATATACTGAAATCGAAAAAGAAGATGCAGAATAATATAAGAAAAATCAGCATAGGTTCTGATTATAAAAATGAAGCGATGCATTACTCGGTCGGCCAGCAAGTTTATGGTGGTCACGAGATATCGCACATTTTGCTAAACGAATCTGATGGTTCTTATAATATTTACATTAAAAAAAACAACGAGGTAATGCCATGGAAGAAATTTAACTCTAACATGGCAATATCCGTTGAATATGACTTAGAGTATTGAAAAGTATATATGACTTTATTGTAGAACCACTAGGTGACGAATACAGTAATAAAATTAAAATTGGTGATAAAGAGTTAATTGTAAATACAAAAATAGAAGATTTTAAATTTGTAAACAGATTAGCTAAAGTTTTAGAAACACCAAAAGCTTTCAGCACAAGCATCAATGTAGGAGATACAATTGTTATTCATCAGAATGTTTTTAGAACATTTTATGACATGAAAGGTAACAAGAAAAAAAGTAGATCCTGGTTTAAAGAAAACTTATATTTTTGTGCGGCGGATCAAATATATTTATATAAAAATAAAACAGGTTGGCATTCATTTAATGATAGATGTTTTATAACACCAATAAAAGATAAAGAGTCTTTAACATTGGAAAAAGAGCAAAGCCTTATTGGTATATTAAAATACGGCAATAGCTTCTTAAAAGCGCTTAATATTAACCCAGGAGACTTAGTAGGTTATAAACCTAACGGTGAATGGGAATTCTTAATTGAAGGTAAGCGTTTATATTGTATGAAATCAAATGATATTGTAATTAAGTATGAACACAAAGGAAACGAAGAAGAATATAATCCTAGCTGGGCAAATAGCGGTTGAAGAATTAATTAAAGTGGCTAAAGAGCCTATAGTTGATTCAGGAGACGATATAACAGCAGATAGATTAAAGAATGCAGCGGCTACAAAAAAGCTAGCAATTTTTGATTGTTTTGAAATACTTAACCGCATTGAGGCAGAAGAAGATTTGTTAAATGAAAAACCAAAAGAAGATAAAGAAGAAAAGTCTTTTAAAGGTTTTGCAGAAGGTAGATCTAAATAATGTACGAGCAAACTTTATATAAAGTATTAAAAGACCATGTTAAACCTAAAGTTCTTAAAAGAATGAATAGGTATAAAAAATGGGAGTATGGCTATAACAAAGAGCATGATATAATTGTTATAAGTAAGACAGGAGAAATAGGAGAAATATATGAAATACAAAATTTAAAAATAGCATTACCTAAAAAAGTTGATGTAGTTGAATTTGAAAATGACAAGTGGACTTACTCTGAATACCCAAAAGAATTAAAAAAAATTAAATCTGTATTTGACTGGGAAGAATACCCGTTAGATTTTAAAGAAAAATGGTATGACTATATTGATAAAGAGTTTACAAGACGTGAAGAAGGTTTTTGGTTCACTAGCAAAGGTGTCCATACTTATATTACTGGCACTTACTATATGTACTTGCAGTGGTCTAAGATTGACGTCGGGCAACCGGACTTTAGGGAATCAAATAGATTATTCTACATTTTCTGGGAGGCTTGCAAATCAGATTCCAGGTCATATGGAATGTGTTATCTTAAAAACCGTCGAAGCGGATTTTCATTTATGTCCTCAGCTGAATCGGTCAACCTTGCTACAATATCAACGGATTCACGGTTCGGCATATTGTCCAAATCTGGTGCCGATGCTAAGAAGATGTTCACAGATAAGGTTGTACCAATTTCCGTCAATTATCCCTTCTTTTTCAAACCGATCCAGGACGGTATGGACAGGCCCAAGACCGAGCTTGCCTACAGAGTCCCTGCCTCCAAATTTACCCGTAGAAAACTTGAAACCAACGAAAAAATACAAGAAATTACCGGTTTGGACACCACCATCGACTGGAAGAACACCGGCGATAATGCCTACGATGGAGAGAAGCTCAGGCTCCTCGTCCACGATGAATCCGGGAAATGGGAAAGGCCCAACAACATCCTCAACAACTGGCGTGTTACGAAAACCACCCTTAGACTAGGTAGCAGAATTATTGGAAAGTGTATGATGGGATCAACCTCGAACTCATTAGACAAAGGAGGGGATAATTTTAAAAAGCTTTACAATGATTCAGATGTTACACAAAGAAACGCCAACGGACAGACTCGTTCAGGACTCTATTCTTTGTTCATACCTATGGAATGGAACTACGAAGGATACATTGATTCTTATGGCTTACCTGTATTCAACACACCAAAAAAAGGAGTTGAAGACCCTCACGGAACAAAAATAACACAAGGCGTAATAGAGTATTGGAATAACGAAGTTGAAGGTTTGAAACAAGACCAAGATGGTTTGAATGAATTCTATAGACAGTTTCCACGAACAACAAAGCACGCTTTTAGGGACGAATCAAAACAATCCTTATTTAATCTAACTAAGATCTACCAACAAATAGATTTTAACGAAGATCTTAAAAACTCAATAAGCGTAACAAAAGGAAGTTTTCAATGGGAAAATGCCGAGAAAGATACTAAGGTAATATTTGTTCCAAATAAGGATGGCAGATTTTTAATTTCTTGGGTTCCTCCTGTAAATTTACAAAATAAAAGATATATAAAAAATGGTACTAATCATCCTGGTAATGAGCATTGCGGAGCATTTGGTTGTGATCCATACGATATATCAGGTACTGTGGATGGCAGGGGGTCGAAAGGTTCTCTTCACGGCTTAACCAAGTTTAGTATGGAGGATGTACCTCCTAATCATTTCTTTTTAGAATACATTGCTAGGCCACAAACTGCTGAAATATTTTTTGAAGATGTTTTAATGGCTTGTGTGTTTTATGGAATGCCAATATTAGCAGAAAACAATAAGCCAAGATTATTATATCATTTTAAACGTAGAGGCTATAGAGGCTATTCAATTAACAGGCCAGATAGAAAATATAATAAATTATCAGTAACAGAAAGAGAACTTGGTGGAATACCAAACTCAAGTGAAGATATTAAGCAAGCACACGCGGCAGCAATAGAAACTTACATAAATGACTTTGTAGGTTTAAAAGAAACAGGTTATGGAGATGTATATTTTCAAAGGACTTTAGAAGATTGGGCTAAGTTTAATATTAATAATAGAACAAAGCACGATGCTTCTATAAGCTCAGGGCTTGCTTTAATGGCCTGCAACAAACATAGATATGCACCAAGCAACAGAAGATCAAAACCTCAACCTATGGATTTAGGCATTAAAAAATACGATAATAAAGGTTCAACATCAAAAATAATAAGTTAAATGAGTATATATACTAATACAAACAGCGCTTTTCCCAGTCAGGTAGTAAGTGACGCAGAAAAATCAAGTTTGGAATACGGAACGCAAGTTGGGCAGGCTATTGAATACGAATGGTTTGGTCAAGGGCGTACCAATGGTAATAGATATTTAACTAGTTGGAATCAATTTCACCAATTAAGACTATATGCTCGGGGAGAACAATCAATACAAAAGTATAAAGACGAGTTATCAATTAACGGCGATTTATCTTATTTAAACTTAGATTGGAAACCTGTGCCTATACTTTCTAAATTTGTAGATATTGTAGTCAATGGTATTTCTGCTAAATCTTATGACATTAAAGCATATGCACAAGACCCTCAATCAATAAAGAAAAGAACCAATTATGCTTCTATGCTTTATGAGGATATGGTAGCTAAAGAATATTTAGATAGCTTAAAGCAAACTTTAGGTATTGATTTATATCAAACACCTAATATGGGTACTGTGCCTGAATCAAAAGAAGAATTAGAATTGCATATGCAGTTAAGCTATAAGCAATCAATTGAAATAGCTGAAGAAGAAGCTATATCTTCTGTATTAGCGCAAAACAAATATGATCTTACTAGGCGTAGATTAAACATGGATTTAACTGTTTTAGGTATTGCGGTTGCTAAAACAGGATTTAATACAGCAGAAGGTGTAACAGTTGATTATGTAGATCCTGCCTATGTTGTTTATTCATATACTGAAGACCCAAACTTTGATGATATATATTACGTAGGTGAAGTGAAATCTATAACTATTCCTGAGCTTAAAAAAGAACTCCCAAATATTTCAGAAAAAGAATTAGAAAGAATTCAAAAAATGCCCGGCAATAGTCAGTATGTAACTGGTTGGGGAAATTATGATAATAATACTGTTCAGGTTTTATATTTTGATTATAAAACATATTATAACCAAGTATTTAAAATAAAAGAAACTCCACAGGGTTTAATGAAAGCTTTAGAAAAGCCAGATACATTTAATCCACCAGAAAATGATAACTTTGAAAGAGTGTCAAGGTCTATTGAAGTGCTATACAGCGGAGCTAAAGTGTTAGGCAATAATGATATGCTTAAATGGGAGTTAGCAAAAAATATGTCAAGACCAATAGCAGATACTACTAAAGTTGAAATGAATTATGCTATATGTGCACCTAGAATGTATAAAGGAAGAATTGAATCTATTGTAAGCAAGTGTATTGGATTTGCTGATATGATTCAATTAACTCATTTAAAACTACAGCAAGTTTTATCTCGTATGGTGCCAGATGGTGTTTACTTAGATATGGACGGTTTAGCTGAAGTTGATCTTGGTAATGGAACTAATTATAACCCGGCAGAAGCATTAAATATGTATTTCCAAACTGGTTCTATAGTTGGTAGATCATTAACCCAGGACGGTGATATGAATCCAGGCAAAGTGCCTATCCAAGAACTTAATAGTTCAAGTGGCCAAGCTAAAATTAATGCACTTATACAAACGTATCAGTATTACTTACAGATGATTCGCGATGTAACCGGGCTTAATGAAGCAAGAGATGGAACAGCTATGGATAAAAATTCTTTAGTAGGATTGCAGAAAATGGCCGCTAACGCGTCTAATGTAGCTACTAGACATATTAATCAATCTAGCTTATATATAACTCTTAAAATAGCTGAAAACATTGCTCTTAAAATAGCAGATGCTTTAGAGTTCCCGTTAACTAAAAGCTCATTACAAAATTCTATATCAACGTTTAATATAAAAGCATTAGACGAAATAATTAATTTAAACTTACATGACTTTGGTATATTCTTAGAACTAGAACCAGATGATGAAGAAATTGCGCAACTAGAAAATAATATTCAAGTTTCATTGCAGCAAGGAAGTTTAGATTTAGAAGACGCTATAGATTTAAGGCAAATTAAAAATCTTAAGTTAGCTAATCAAATGCTTAAAATAAAACGTAAAGCTAAAGCTAAACAAGATCAAGCTAATCAACAAGCTAACATTGCTGCTCAAGGACAATCACAAGCGGATACAGCTGAAAAAACAGCAATGGCTGAAGTGCAAAAGCAAGAAGCTATAATGGGTGCAAATGTGCAATTTGAACAATCAAAAAATCAAATGGAAATACAGCGTATGGAAATTGCAGCACAATTAGAAGCACAAAAAATGCAAACAAGATTCCAATACGATATGCAGCTTAAGCAATTAGATGTTCAAAACACTCAACAAAAAGAAGGAGCAATTGAAGATCGTAAAGATACTCGTAGTAAAATGGAAGCGTCACAACAAAGTGAATTAATAAGTCAAAGAAAAAACGATGGCTTGCCAATAGACTTTGAAAGCCAACCTGAAGAAGGTATGCAAGCTTTTGTATAAAAAGTAAACAATTATTTAATTATATTATATTATGTCAGAAACAAAAACAAATGAGCCTGTTAAGCAGGAAGGTGAGTTTAAAGTTAAAAAGAAAACTCCTAAAAAATTAACAAATGTAAGCGAAGAGCCAGTTAAAGTAAACATGAAAGAACCTTTAATTGAATTGGAACCAGACATTAAAAAAGTAACAATACCTAAACAAGAAGAAGATGCCATTCAAATCGGAGAAACAGAGAAAGTATCTGTGGATGAAGCATCCGGAGATAGCGCAGAGGTGGGAGAACCTATACAAGAGTCCAACGAGGATGTTGAAGGGTTTTCTCCAATCAAAAAAGTAACTGAAGATAAGGTTACTGAGGTACAAGTGGAAAAAGCAATACAAGATGAAAAAATTCTTGGTAAAGCTTTACCTGAAAATATTGAAAAGCTAGTTTCTTTTATGGAAGAAACAGGCGGGACAATAGAGGACTATACTAGACTTAATGCCGACTACTCACAAGTAGATGATGTTACATTATTAAAAGAATACTATAAAAAAGAAAAACCCTATTTAGAGGGTGAGGACATTGATATGCTCTTAGAAGACTTTGTTATTGACGAAGACATTGATGAGGATAAAGATGCACGCAAAAAAAGAATTGCGTTTAAAGAAGAAGTTGCAAAAGCTAAAAGCTATTTGGAAGAGACAAAGAGTAAGTATTACGACGAGATCAAGTTGAGACCGGGCGTTACTCAAGATCAACAAAAAGCTACAGACTTTTTTAACCGATATAATAAGCAGCAAGAAACATCTAAGCAACAACACGCACAATTTAAAGAAAGTACTAAAGAACTTTTTAATGATAATTTCGAAGGTTTCGATATTAAAGTTGGAGAAACAAATTACAAGTACAATATTCAAAATCGTGATAAAGTTGCAGAAAGCCAATCAAACATTAATAACCTTGTCGGGAAGTTCCTAGACACTGAAGGTAATGTTACAGACACGAAAGGCTATCACAAAGCTATGTATGCTGCTGACAACGTGGATAAGATCGCTTCTCATTTTTATGAGCAAGGAAAAGCCGACGCTGTAAAGGAAGTTGTAAACAGTTCTAAAAACCTAAGTAGCACTAAAGCTAGATCTACTCAAGGAGATGTGTTTATAAATGGACTTAAGGTAAAAGCTATAAGCGGTACTGATTCCAAAGGCTTACGAATTAAAACAAAAAAATTTAACTAAAAAAACTAAAAAATTATGGCTTTAACTCCACAATTTGGAAGCTTAATCCCTTCCTCTAGACAGGAGCTATTAAATAGCAACTATCTACAATTTAACGGCGGCACTGCTGCAAATGGTGATTCAACTACCTTTGCTCAACAGTATTTGCCAGAAGTATATGAAGCAGAAGTAGAACGTTACGGAAATCGTACGTTATCTGGCTTCTTAAGAATGGTTGGCGCTGAAATGCCAATGACAAGTGATCAAGTAATTTGGTCAGAACAAAATAGATTACACATATCTTACGATAACTGTACTTTTGCAGGTGGAATAATTACAGTAGCACCTGTTGCTGGATTCCCTGGAGTACAAAATACTATTTCAGTAAATGATACTGTTGTTCTTTTGGACACGGCTACAGGAGCTGAAGAAAAAGGTATTGTTACAGCTAGTGTAATGAACGGAGCTGCTGTTGCTGGGACAATCGTTGTTGCTGCATTTAGCGGAGCTGCTGTTGTAGGTGGTGCTGCATT